CAGGAGAAACGATTTCGGGAAGAGTGTTTGGGAGAAATTAGACTGAGAAACGGCAATGTATATGTACAAAAAGAACTTTTTGAATTATGAATTTGGATAAGAAGATAGCATACTCCATCAGCCTGTTGCGCAAGGCCGAACCCATGGACTTGCGTTTAGACCCCGAAAATGGGTTCTATTTGGCTTTCTCCGGTGGTGGATTAGCGACAAGAGTTTCGACAAGTTCTATGCCGATGAAGTGTTGCAGCAGAAAATTGATTTTGAATCATGAATAAAGAAGATTACGTAAACCTTGAAGTGGCGAAGCTGCTGAAGAGAAAAGGATTCAATGAGCTTTGTCTTTATTTCTACACTGATGATGAAGATGATACGTTGTGGGATGCCATTGATGAAATGGAAAATATTAATCTTGGAGGTAATGAGTTCTCAGCCCCTACCTTGTATGAAGCACAGAAATGGCTAAGGTCAGCCAAAGGACTTCATGTTGAAGTGAGTTATATGAGTGGAGATTACTGGCTCTATGAAATCCTGACGATTCCCAATCACGATTTGATAGGTCTTTCAGACAGAGAGAACATAAGATACATGAGTTATGAATATGCACTACAAGAGGGAATCCTTGAAGCACTTAAATTGATTTGAAGATGAAAGGCAGACCTAAAGGAATTCATGTATGGAGTGAGGGAAAATACGTTGGAAATATTATGTATACCTACAGAGTTCCTCTTATGTCAGAAGAAGAATTGGAAGACACTCTATTGAAAACATTTCCCCAACTTAAAGGAAAAAGGTGGAATATAAGATTTATCTAACAGATGAGTAAAACAAAACTATATTACCTATTCCTGGCAGTCATATGGTGGCTGCTGGGGTAGGTGGAAAGGAGATAAGATGAATAAGATATTTACCATTGCTTATTCAGAGGAAGAAGCAAACGAAATAGGACACTTCATAATGAGTAAAGGCTATGAAGGTGTTCAGAATGACAGCTACAGATATTGTGATATAATGATTGATGCTTGTCTAAGAGAAAATAAAGAACACCACAAAGACCATATTTATGTAGGTGTAAATGGTTATCAAATGGTTGTTGCAAAGACAAAGAGAGGACTAAGACGCAACGGCCTGAAATACATTGAGAAGAAACGAAAATTCTATGAATTATTAAGCAGATATTGAATTATGAAACAAGAAGATATAGAAAAAGCAGCAGTAGATAGCTGTGTTTTTGAAAACAGTATTTTTAATCCTGCATTAACACCGTATTACCAACAAGGATTTAAAGATGGTGCAGACTGGCGCATCAACAGCGTGTGGCATGATGCAAGCGAAAATCCCAAATTGAATAAATTCTTTGTATTTGAAAACAAATGCAATGAATGGGAAACCGATTGCCTTTACCAACATCAAAAATGGAACCTTTATGTTGCCGTAAATGATTTGATCCGTTGGGCTTACATAGAAGACTTACTACCTAATACAGAGGAATGAATATGAAATCAATAACAATAGACGCAAATAACATAAGCATATCCCCTAACGGGATATTCACGGCATCCGTTGATTTGGATATGGAGGATTCGGAGTTCTATTCCATACTTGACTGTTTCAGTATAGAGGAAATTGTTGAGAATGTCGGAACTGTAGAATTATTGGAGAAAATGGATACTGATACAATTATAAGTTATCTTAATGATATCGGTGTGAAAACAGAATGGGAGGAATGATTATGAACAGAGAAGTGAAATTCAGAGGGAAAAGTACAACTAATAAAGAGTGGAAATATGGTATTCCTATTGCTTTGGATGATAGTACAATAATAGTAGAAGATGAAGGAGTGTTCAATGACGGTTCAGCATCTCCGTTCTTTTCAAAATGGGATTTTGTCATTTCTGAAACTATCGGCCAGTTCACTGGCCTGCATGACAAGAACAGGAAAGAAATATACGAGGGTGATATACTTCGCAGTGTTAAGTTCCATGATATCGTAGGATATATAATGTATGACAAAAAAGAGGGGGCATTTATGCTTGTTAAGATAGATGAATTAATAAAAACAGAACTTGAAACCAGATGTCATATAACAGAGAGACGGCTTAATGAATTTCCGAAAGAGGTTATCGGCAACATATACGACAACAAAGAATTATTGGAGGAATGAATATGTTAGAAATCTTAGAATTTATATTTCAAGACTTTTGGCATTGGCTCGGTACGGTAATACTCATTATCTGTATTCCCTTTCCATTTAGCCATAATAGTTTCATTAGTATCAAAAATGAAAATAAGGAGGATTGAAACATGAACTTGAACGAATTAAGAGATAAAGCCTACCAGTGTGCAGTAGAACACGGTTGGCACGAAGAAGAATACAGTAACGAACATTACCTCTGCCTGGTCATATCCGAACTGATGGAAGCCTTGGAAGCCGACCGGAAAGGAAAACATTCTGATGTAGCAAAATTCAAGGAATGGCAAGGGAACAGTATTCCACTAACCGAAGAAACAAGGTCGAGAAGATTCAAAGAAGACTTTGAAACATATATCAAAGGAACTGTCGAGGAAGAACTTGCAGATGCCTGCATCCGGTTGCTTGATTATTGGGGAACAACCAATTTTGTAATAGATGATTCATGTTCGGAAGATGAAGTAATTGAAGAATTTTCGCGCATATTCAAAAGAAAAACATTCACTGAATCCATATTCAATATCGTAACCTCAATAACAAGATTTGAAATACAGATTGCCTTTCTAAAGATATTTGGACTTGCCGAACATATTGGAATAGACCTTGCTTGGCACATCGAAAAGAAGATGCGCTACAACGAACTTAGGAGTTACAAACACGGAAATAAAAAGTATTGAAGATATGAAAGCAAGAGTAAAAGAAACAGGAGAGATAGTCGAAGTCGAATATTTGTTTGATGACGGTACTGCGTTTGTCAATGGCAAATGTCTTAAAGGGTATGTCAAAGTATCAAAATTGGACTTCTTTAGCGATTTTGAAGATAAAGAAAAATGGCAGCAAGTCCGCATACGGGCGGCCATAGCGGCCATGCAAGGAATACTAAGCAATGAAGAAGAAGTTGGTTATGCTTGTTCCGAAGCAACGTATAAAGAGAACGAGAAACATACAATACCTAAAGCTGTCGTTCGATTTGCGATTGCTTGTGCCGACGCTTTGGTGGCAGAACTCAAAAAGAAAGGAGGAAACGATGAAAAATAAACTAATAGCAGCAACCGCAACCGTTTTGTTCATGTCCGCAGCCATAGCCTTTCCGTGGCTTTTTGAAGAATACCTTTTATTCAGAATCATAGCTGTAACCATATTGTTCGTGGTCTTGACGACTTTAGTTTACAAATTTGTCAAGCTCATCCTTGACGACCACGATGAAACGAAACGCAAGAAAACAGATAAATAATTACATTATAATTATTTGCAGCATTAATATAATTATATAGTAATTATTTTGTATATTTGTATATGATAAAATATTTGTTATGAGCAACTATATACCTCTTATTAAACCAAAAGGCCGACCACCCTTGTACACTCCCAATAAACTATGGGAAGCATTTGAGCGTTATGTCAAGTGGGCTGAAGACAACCCTATTAAAATTGATTGCGTTTATTCAACGCATAAAAAATCAAGAGATGAAGAAAAACCATCACAGAGGCGAACGGAGGAAAAACCACGTTTGTTATCCATTAATGGATTCTTGCTTTTTATTGGGTTAAGTGATTCATGGTGGTCTGCATTGGGAAATGATTTTTTGGGGGTCAAATCAGCTATAAAAACCTACTGCGAAATGGGACAGATAGAATACGCTGCAATAGGGATATTCAACGCCAATATCATCAGCAGGTTGCTTGGATTGGCCGACAAATCAAAAATTGAACATTCCGGTAATGTAAGAACAGGGCTGAACATAATAGTATCTGATGAGGAAACGGCAGAACTCGTAAGAAGGTTGAAAGATAAATGACGGCAACGAAAGTGTATAAGGAAAGTTTGTCCGCGTTCTTGGGTGGGGCACGTATAATAGCTAACAAAGGGGGTTCGCGTTCGGGGAAAACATACTCGGTCGTGTCCCTTTTGTTGACTATCATTTTCAGTTCTGAAAAGAAGAGGGTGATAGACATCATCTCTGAATCCATCCCACATCTGAAACGTGGTGCCATCCAAGACTTCACCAATATAATAGATGCGGAAATGTTGGTGGAGGGTGTTGATTACGAATCCAACCAGACGGACAAGACGTATACATTCAAATCCGGGTCGCAAATACGTTTCTATTCCGCAGACGATTGGGGAAAGGTAAAAGGAGCAGGTCGGGACATCCTTTTCATTAATGAGTGTAACCGTATTCCTTATGAAGTATTCCGCCAGTTAAGCATTCGTACTCGTGAGTGTATCTTCCTTGATTGGAACCCGGACAGCGAGTTTTGGTATGAACTAAAAGGAATATCAGCCAGAGCAAACACGGTGGAGATTCACTCAACCTATAAAGACAATCCATTTATTACAGCGGAACAGATTGCAGAAATAGAAAGCAATAAAGATGATGAAAACTGGTGGAAAGTTTATGGCCTTGGATTGACCGGCCGACCGCAAGGGGTTGTATACACAAGATGGAAGCAAGTACCGGACATACCGGATGAAGCTAAATTGGTAGCAAGGGGGCTTGACTTTGGTTTTACCGTGGACCCGACCGGAATTGTTGACGTGTACATGTTGAACGGTGAACTATGGCTTGATGAACGTTGTTATATGCGTGGAATGACGAATGACAAGATAGCCGATGAACTACGTGGCCTTGCCGGGTCAACAGTTGCGGACAGTGCTGAACAAAAAAGCATCACGGAAATATACAATTACGGTATCAGGGGGATAGAACCGGCAGAAAAGGGTGCGGATTCCATACGTAACGGTATCCAGATTCTTCAAAGGTACAACCTCAACATTACAAGCCAAAGCCTGAACCTGATTTATGAGATTCGGAATTACAAATGGAGAGAGAACAAAATGACGGGTGAGTTCTTGAATGAACCAATCGACAAGTTTAACCACCTCTTAGATGCGGTCAGATATGTAGCCCTGAATTATTTGAAAGAAAAGAAACCTGTCAGGCGACCGCGTTCAAGATATATTGAGTTATGATATGACAGTACGTGAATTTTTGCATATAAGCGAGTTTATTTCTGATTATGATAATCTTATCAGAATGGCAAAAGAAATCAAGCCATCGCAATTTGTGTGCGGTGTGAGCAAGCCTAACACTATTAATGACATTACAATGGGAAAACTCATGGAGTTGCAATCAATTTCCAATGATGCTGATTTTCTTATATTGCCTTGTAAAATCCTTTTGGGGGTCAGTGAAGAAACCATATTAAACGAAGATGTGCAGGCCGTCCTATCATTTTCTTTCTGGGTTTCAAAAGAAGTGGAACGGGTTAACAAGCTGTTTTCAAAAGCAAGTGTCGACCCTACACCTGAAGAACAACAGGCCGGTATTGAGAATTTGAAGTTTGGAATGTTTGGCTTGTTGGACTATTACGCCACACGCATGCACATACCAGACCATGGGGATGTTGAAAAGGTTCCATGGATTCGAGTGTACAAGTGCCTCGACATGGACACAAAGCGGATGAAGTTTGAAAGAAGATTGCGTAACATCATAACGAAGAAAAGGAAATGAAAGAAGAAAGCAAATACAGGAGACCGGATGGTTTTCAATCCATAGAGGATAAAATAAGGCTTGTGGCAAGTGAAATGAAATGTGTGCAATACATATTTGAGAACTGGCAAACAGCAAATGTGAAGCTTGACAGCACGGCATTACCGGCCATGCTCAATGTCCTTCCGGCAAGTGGGGTTATGAAGTTTGGCCAACAACAAATAAAGGACTATCCTAATAGTTTGTTTGCCTTCATGGACAAGGTTGATTTGGATTTCGATGGTGAAGAAGCAAATGTCGTGGTGGAACGATGCAAGGCATACGCGCAAGAATTTATAATGAGGGTGAACAAATCCGGATTGTTTGAACCGGTCTATGGGGAAATCCCGTATTCCATCTTTTATGACAGGCTTGACGTAAATGTGGCCGGGGTCACTATTGAAGTGCAATTAAAAGAGACAAAAGGATTGGTTCTGTGTCCGTCAAAGAGCATAGAGGAGGTAATTTATGGAAATGACAGTAACCCGTGCGGATGTACAGAAAATACTCGGTGACGAACTGGAGGCATTGCG